CGGGAACAGGAACAAATCTTCTTTCAATACAGGATGTTTTATGACAGAAGAACAGAAGATTATGTTCTTCAACAAACCTTCTGATTGGACTTATAACGATTGGTTACGCAGTGATGCAAGATACCTGTTGAACAGAATACCAAAGAATGTTGTTGAATGGATTTATTCAGAGGATATGACGGATGAAGAAAAAGCAGAGCATCCGACACACGAAACAACAGGCGGTTATCTCAAAGTGCTTGATGAATCTGATTGTGGTCAGTTATGGTGGGGCAGCTTGTCAGACCGTCAGAAGAATATCATCAAGGCGTTACCGAACTTTGACCCTGAAATCTTTGAACAGTGTACGGGTATCAATGTAAATGAGTAATTTGCATTTCATGCCCCATCAGGAAAAGGTCTTGAACCAAACCAAAGACTTCAACAGGGTTGCATATTACCTTGATATGGGACTGGGTAAAACCTTTGTGGGTGCTGAAAAAGTATGGGAATTGAACAATGATGTGAACCTTGTCATCTGTCAGAAATCCAAGATAGATGACTGGGTGCAGCATTTTAAAGACCATTACCCTGATTATGAAGTATTTGACCTGACACACAAATCACAAGCAATCACTTTCAGGAACAGGCTTGACACAAAGAGCGTATATAACAGGGATATTCAAATTATTGGTGTTATCAATTATGACCTGACTTTTAGGCGTGATTGGCTGCTGAAAATAAGTGAATTTACCATGATGCTTGATGAATCAAGTTTGATTACAAATGAGAACGCAAAGCGTTCAAAATTCATTCTGAAAATGAAACCTGAAAGTGTTGTATTGCTTTCAGGTACACCGACAGCCGGGAAGTATGAACGCTTATGGTCACAGGTTCAGTTGCTTGGTTGGAACATCAGCAAAAAAACCTTTTGGAGCAGTTATGTTGATACCAAATGGGTTGAAAATGGGGATGGTTTCAAACAGGAAGTGATGGTTGGTTATAAGAATGTGGAACACCTGAAAAAGAAACTGGCACAGTATGGTGCAGTGTTTATGAAAACCAGTGAAGTTCTTGACCTTCCTGAACAGATTGAACAGAAGATTATGTTCAAGGTAACAAAGGAATACAAGTTTTTCATCAAAAACAGTTACCTGATGATTGATGATGACACTGAACTTGTCGGTGACAATAATTTGACCAAGACACTATACGCCCGGCAATTATGCGGTCAGTATCACAAGGAAAAACTGGAAGGATTCAGGGACTTGGTACAGTCAACAGAAGATAGGTTGATTGTGTTCTATAACTTCACCGCTGAATATGAAGCAATGAAAGCTATTGCAGAAGAACTTGAAAGACCTGTTTCAGTGGTTCGTGGTGGTGAGGAACCGCTTATGAAGAATCTGACAACAGCATTACTTTCATTCAGTATCAGGCGGGTGCAATGGGGGGTAACTTCCAAAAGGCGAACAAGGTTATTTATTTTACTTTGCCACTTGGAAAGGGGTCATGTGACCTTTGGGAACAATCAAAGAAGCGTATTCACCGAATAGGTCAGAATAACACTTGCTTTTATTATTACCTGTTGGTGAAAGGTAGCATTGAAGAAAAGAACCTTGCAGCATTGCAAGAAGGAAAGGAATTGACAGATGAACTATTCAAAGAATCTTAGAAAGGCAGCAATGGCAAAACGCATTATTGCATCATGGGCTGTTGTTGCAGTTGTCTTTTCCTTGGTTGGTGGCTTGTCAGGATATGCCCTGAAAACTCATATAATCGCCAAGGACAGAGAAAAAGAAAAAATACATACAAGTGAACAGGTAAGCACAGAAACCCTTGTATATGGGGCGTATGATGAACGATGTTTCACAGAAGAAATTTCACTTGACTGGGGTGTTGGGGATTTGGATTTCAAACCGCTTGATTGCAAGATGCCGGAAGAACAACAGGAATTTGTATATTACTTGTGTTCAGGTTATAACTTGGATTTTACCCTTGTGATGGCATTGATTCAGCATGAAAGCAGTTTTGACCCAAATGTGATAAGCAGCACAAATGACTATGGGTATATGCAGATTAACGCAATCAACCATGACTGGCTGACAGAAACCATCGGTGTCACTGATTACACAGACCCTTATCAAAACATCAGGGCGGGTGTGTTCGTTCTTAGGAAACTGTTTGAACGCTATCAAGATACAAATATGGTGCTGATGGCGTACAACATGGGGGAAAATGGTGCTTCCCGTTTGTGGGAAAAGGGGATATTTGAAACAGATTATACACAAAGCATCCTGACTATTCAGGAACAGTTCAATGACCAGTTAGAAGGTGATTGACTTGGGAAAGAAATGGAAAGTTGTTGACGGTCATCCAAATTATGAGGTCAGCAGAATGGGACAGGTCAGGAACATCCGAACAGGTAACATACTTGCACCGTATGATGACGGAAGTGGTTATTTGCGGGTGAAACTGGATGGTGAAAATTGCAGACTTCACATATTGGTTGCAGTTGCACACATTCCAAATCCTGACCCTGAAACAAAGAACATTGTGAACCACAAGCGGGGCAAAAAGCATGATTGCAGAGCATCACAACTTGAATGGGTCACACAGGCTGAAAATATTCAACACGCTTGGGACACAGGATTGTGCAAGCGAAAAAGAAGAAGGAAGGTGGTGGGGTGACTTGCAAAGATTGCCAACATTACAGTCATTGTTTGGAAGGTTCAAGGGAATACCCTTGTAAGGATTTTAAGAAGAAAGAAGGTGAAACCAGTTGGCAGCAGAAAAGAACTTTGAAAACAAGGTCAAGACCTATCTGAAAAATTATGGTTGTTGGTTACTCAAATACTGGGGCGGTGCATCCTACACAAAAAGCGGTATACCTGATTTATTGGTAAGTTCTGACGGTTTCTTCTTAGGTATTGAGGTCAAAGCAGACAAAGGTGAACCTTCTTTATTGCAGCTTTACAATCTAAGGAAAATCAGGGAATCAGGCGGGTATGGCATCTTGCTTTATCCAAAGGACTTTGAACAGTTCAAAAAGTTCAATGAAAACAAATCGAAACTTAACGCTTGGTATCTTGGGAATATCGAAGAACAAAAGCGTTGGGAAATAAAATTAAAAGGAGAATAAGAACATGGCAAAAAAGAAAGAAGAAATTCAGGAAGATGTAACACAGGTTGCAGAAGAAAATGCAAAGGAACTTGACAACAAGAAGTTTGTGGTTGACCGCTTACTTGCAACCAAGCGTGAAGGTATGGAAGGACTGGTTGAGTACATGGAAGAAATTGGTTTCTTTTCCGCACCTTGCAGTGGTGGCAATCACTTATGTTGTGAGTTCGGTCTTGTGCATCACACCCGTAACGTGATGATGGCAGCAGAAAACATTGGTTATGCACTTCTTGGAAAAAACAAGTATGCAGAAATCAGGGATTCAGTAATCATTGCAGCGGCATTACATGACCTTGGAAAGTGCGGTGATTATGGAAAGCAGATGTATGTACCTAACATTTTGAAGTCAGGAAAAGCATCTGAAGCTAAACCGTTCAAGCGTAACCCGGCATTATTACCGATTGACCACGCAACCCGCAGTATTAAGTTAGCAACCCTTTTCATTGACCTGACAGAAGATGAAGAATTTGCTATCAGATACCATGATGGTCTTTATGAAACAGCTAACTATGGGATAAAAGGCAACGAAACACCGTTGTACCTGATACTGCATTATGCTGATTTATGGTCAAGCAGAGTAACAGAAGGATGCACAGAAGAAGGTGGTGAAGAATAATGTCAAGAAAAAATTGTGACAAGGATGCAGTGATTTCCCGTCTGAAAAAAGAAAAGGCAGATTTAGAATCACAGGTGAATGAACTGAAATATATTGTTCACGATGCACAGGCAACTAATCACCTGATGAATGAACAGATTTCAGATATGCGTGAACTGATTGAACAGGATGCTGCAAGGGAATGTGGTTGTGTAACAATCGCAAATTCAACCTGTTATCAGGATTTTGTTGGAATCCTTATCAACAATGGTTATGCAGTGGAAGTTGAACAGATTGCAAAAGGTCAGTTATTAAAAATTACAATCAAGGAAGGTGAAGAATAATGGTAAATGAAAATCAGGGTAAAAAGTACAATCCCCGCCCGGTGTATAACCGTAAGCTGTTGCGTTCAGTGATTCGTGCGGGTGTTCAGAAGCAGTTTGGTCAGCACCATGTAAGTCATAACATGGCAGCCAATTTTGAAAGAATCAGGAAAGGACAGGTGAACTAATATGGCACAGATGCTTTTGATTATGGGTGAATCCGGCACTGGTAAAAGTACCAGTATGAGAAATTGTGACCCGGCAACAACCGCTGTTGTAAACCCGGTTGGTAAACCATTACCGTTCAAGGGTAAGTTTGAAATGCTGAACAGTGAAACGGAATCACGCAAGATTTGCAAATTTATGAAGGAACAGGCAGCAGCCGGAAAGAAGCTGATTGTTGTTGATGATTTCCAGTATATTCTTTCTGTTCCGTACATGAACCGTATCAAAGAAAACGGTTGGGACAAGTGGAATGATTTCGGTGCAAATTACTTTGAAATCATTGAAGTATGTAAGGAACTGCCGGAAGATGTGGTTGTTGCTTATATGACCCACACAGAAACCCTTGACAACGGTGTGACAACAATCAAGCTGATTGGTAAACTGTTACGTGAGAAAATCACCATTGAGGGACTTTTCACAATCGTTCTTAGAACTGGTGTGAATGAAGGTAAGTATTACTTCTACACACAGAACAGTGGAAAGGACACAGTAAAGTCACCTATGGGAATGTTCCCGGCATACGCTATTGACAATGATTTGAACTATGTGGCTGATAAAATCCGCAACTTCTATGAAGTGGGTGAATATAAGACTGATGCAGAAATGGGTCAGGCTGATGCAGCAGTTGCAGCGGATATTGCAAAGCCGGATGCCAATGGAAGAAGGGCAAGAGGTGGCAAAGCATCCAAGACCGCAACTGAAACAGTGACACCACCACAGACTGCTGAACAGGATGCTGAACAGTCTGCTGAACCTGAAAAGGCTGCATCTACTGGCAGAAGTGGCAGAACACGCAAGGCAAGCGGTAAAACACATGATGAAGTGGTTGCAGAGAATCAGCAGAAAATGTCTGATTATATGACTGCAAGGGATGAAGCACTTGACAAGGCTTTTCCGGGACAGGAAGAAATTCCTTTTGATGAAGCTACTGCTGTTATGGATGCAGTACCGCAGCCTGAACTTGAAACACCGCCAAGGCGTACACGCAAGGAAAGACAGGCAAACGCTGAACAGTCTGCTGAACCTGAAACACTGGCAGAAGATACCTATTTCTACATTCCGGCAGATGACAACTATGTTATGAAGCACAAGGGGGATGTTGCCCCGGAAGGTGCAAAGGTCATCACCAAGGAAGAATTTGGTGAAGGTGTGAAGCGTTTGGCACAGGCGGGAAATCCGAAGCCTGAAAACCCGGTTGAAGGTGCAATGAACCCGCCTGAATCCGGCAGAAGAACACGCAGAACACAGGCACAGTCAACAGAGCAGACACAGCCTGATTCAGAATCAGGTCAGGATGCTGAACCTGAACAGGAAACTGGAACACGTACACGCAGAACAAGAAGAACACGCTAAGAAAGAGAGGTACAAAACATGAACAATCCTTTTGGTATTCCTGATGAAGTATTTGATTTGATGGTTACATCCGCAGTAAAACAGGGTATTCATCAGAGTATGGCGGGCGGTACAAAAAGACCGAATCCAAACATGGCAGCACAGCAGAAGAAAACAACCCCGGAAGAAGGGGCGAAAGCTGCAAAGGAATTGTATGATTCCTATGTAAATGCCGGATTCAATGAAGTTCAGGCATTTGAACTGTTGAAAACAGTCCTGACAACTAAAAGAACATTATTCTAAGAAAGGTTAAAAAGGTGAAAAATTATGGCTATTGATTTCAGTGCATTTGACAACAAGGTTGATTTGGCAGCATTGCAGAAAGAGGTTGAAGAAGCAAAGGACACAGACTTTGCCGATGTGCCGGATGGTAAGTATATCGTCAGCATTGAGAAGATGGAAATTAAGCTGACAAAGGCACAGGATAAGTTGATGTTTGCGGTTCAATGCAAAATCAAGGAAGGTGAACAGGCAAACCGCATGATTTTCTTCAACAGGGTCATCAGCGGTAACAAGGTCAGCGAAACATGGAATGATGGAAGGGCAATCAAATCTGTCTGCACATGGGTCAATGAATTGCTTGGTGAAGATGAAGCACCTGTTGAGTTTATCAATTATCAGGATTTTGCAGACCAGATTCTTGATGTGTTCCAGTCCATTCAGAACAACATCGAAGTTGAAGTTACCTATGCAGCAAGCAAGTTCAACCCTATCACTATCAATGAGGTTTTTGACCTGTAAAAATTTTTGTTGAAAGGTTAAGAGTTCTTAACTAAAATAGTATCAGGCGGTGGTGGGGTCACACCTTCCACCGCTATTTTCAGAAAGGGTGAACAGTAGTGATATTTTACGATTTTGAGGTTTTCAAGGAAGATTGGCTTGCAGTTTTCATTGATGTGACCCGTAAAACAGAACAGGGAATAGTAAATAACCCTGACGAATTAAAAGCCTTATATGAAGCAAATACAAGCAATATATGGGTAGGTTTTAACAACCGCCACTATGACCAGTACATTATGAAAGGTATTCTGTTGGGAATGAACCCAAAAAGAATCAATGACTGGATAATTTTAGAAAAAAGGGAAGGGTGGCAGTTTTCGTCAGTGTTCAACAAAGTACCGATGACAAACTATGATGTAATGCCAAACCCCCCAGTTGGATTGAAAACAATGGAAGGTTTTCTTGGTTCAAACATCAAGGAAACTGGCGTTCCTTTTGATATAAATAGAAAACTGACCAAGGCTGAAATTGAAGAAACAATCAAGTATTGTCGGCATGATGTGGAACAGACAATCAAGATTTTCCTTGAAAAAATAGATGAATTTAATGCGATGCATGGAATTGTTCAGGCTTTTCCGAACATGGTCAGCCTGTCAAATATTGGTGACAGTGAAGCAAGAATCACTGCAAAAGTCCTTGGATGCGTGAAACAGGACTTCAAGGATGAATTTGATTATTTCTTCTTACCTTGTTTAAGGCTGAACAAATACAAATATGTTCAGGATTGGTTTGAAGAAAAGAAAAAAGAAGCCTTGGCTATGGATTTACAGAATTGTGACAAATACGATAAAAAACTATGGTACAAGTCACAGAACCTTGAAACTGTTGTTGCGGGTATACCACATTCATTTGGTTTTGGTGGTCTGCATGGTGCAGCAGATACACCAATACATAAGACCGGGCAGATTCTTCATGTAGATGTGAATAATTATTACCCTTCAATGCTGATTGCTTGGGGACTGGTCACAAGGGCAGCCACTAATGACAATTATCATTTGGTATACAACACAAGGAAGTCAATGAAAGCAAAACAAATTGCTGCTGCAAAATCCGGGAAAAAGGCAGAAGCTAAGAACTGGAAGAAGGCACAGTTACCATATAAGAAAATGCTGAACGCACTTTCAGGTGGTATGAAGGATGAAACAAACCCGGCGTATGACCCAAGAAATAATAACTGCATGTGCATCAATGGTCAGCTTATGTTGCTTGACCTGATTGAACACCTTGAAGCAGTACCGGGGTTTGAATTGATTCAGTCAAATACCGATGGTCTGATTATTTGGATTCCTGACACTGATGAAGCCTTTGAAATGGTGGATGATATTTGTTGGGAATGGGAGCAGCGTTGTTCAACAGACCAGTGTTCAATTCTTCTTGAACTGGATAATATTTCAGAAATCTATCAGAAGGATGTGAACAATTACCTTTGGGTTGGTGCTGATGGAAGTGTTGAAAGAATCGGTGCTTATGTGAAGGAACTGTCTGCAACAGACAATGACCTTCCTATTCTGAACAAAGCACTGGTTGAATACATGGTGCATAAGACACCAGTGGAACAGACCATAAATCAGTGTGATGACCTAATTATGTTTCAGAAAATTGTCAAGCTGTCAGAAAAATATGATTGGGTTGAACATGAGCATTGCATACCAGTCATCACTAAGACAGGAAAACGGGTCATCAAAGAAGTATATGAATACCCTGAAAAGGTCAAATACAGTTATAAGTCATACAGGGTATTTGCTTCAAACAGTCAGGATGATGGTCGATTACTGAAAAGGAAAAAAGTGAAAACAAAAGGTGAAAAATTTGGAAATACCCCTGACCACTGCTTCATTTGTAATGATGATGTGTGTGGGGTTAAAACACCGCAAACCCTTGATAAAGGTTGGTATATAGATTTAGCAAAGAAACGATTGAAGCAATTTGGCATTGTAGCGTGATGCCGGGAAAGGAAGGTATGAATGGATTTAGAAATCAAGTATGAACATGGTTCAATGGTTATTCACCTTGAAAATTTCCTTGATTGCCGGAACATTTCAAAGGTCAAAAAACTGGTCAAGATAATCAGGAACAGTTTCACACCTGAATGTGAAGATAAAATCAGGGAATATGTTGAACAGGAAATTGAACAGTTTGAACCGAAGCAACAGGAAAATCAAAGGTATATCATAGGATATACAGAAAAAGTGAAGTTCTGTCAAAAGCAGTTAGACAACGCATTGTATAATCGCAGCCAATACAAGAAATCAACACCGCTGCATAAGTCTGACGGGTGGGAACATTACAATGCGTATGTCAAGCAGTTCCGTCAGGAAATGCGGGAAATAAAAGCACTGTTACGTTCCCGGCAGTCTGATTTTGATAAAAATATCAGGAATAAGGAATTTTACAAGAAAGTGTTGCAAATTATCACATAAGGTAGGTGAAAAAGATGCTTTACAAAGGTTATGTTGAAACCAAGGGTAAACAGAGCATTGAAAAGTTAAAAAACAGAACCAAGTGGAAAACCTATGAGGAAGTAAAAAACCTTAGTGGGTTTGGTGGAGTATTGGCAGATGACACCATCCTTATTGATATTGACGATTCTGAACAGTCTGAAATTTTAATGAATATCGTTGAGGATTTGCAGCTTGATTGTAAAGTCCTTTGCACAAGTAGGGGTAAACATTTTCTATTCAAAAACCACACCATAGCAAGGAACAGGACACACGTGCAACTTGCTGTTGGTCTGACTGCTGATATTAAGGTCGGAAGTAAGTTGTCTTATGAAGTTATCAAGATTGATGGTGAAGAACGGTTTTGTGAATGGGATATTGAAGAAGGTGGAAAGTATCAGGAAGTTCCAAAGTGGTTGTTCCCGGTCAAGGCAACTGCTGAATTTGTGGATATGGATGCCGGGGATGGAAGAAATCAGGCATTGTTCAATTATATCCTGACCCTGACAGCAAATGATTTCACAGTCGATGAAACAAGGGAATGTATCAGGATTCTGAACAAGTTTGTTCTGAAAGAACCGCTGTCTGATGAAGAACTGGAAGTGATTCTTAGGGATGAAGCATTTCAGAAACCAGTGTTTTTCATGGGGTCAACATTCCTGTTTGACAAGTTCGCAGTTTATATGAAGAACACCGCCCATGTGGTCAAAATCAATGGTCAGTTACATATATACAAAGACGGTATTTATACCAACGGGTACAAGGAAATTGAATCTGATATGATTCAGTACATCCCAAACCTGAAAAAGATGCAACGCCGGGAAGTGCTTGACTATATGGAACTGATTGTTGAAGAAAAGGAACAGTCAGATGCAAACCTGATTGCTTTCAATAATGGCATATATGACCTTGTAACCGGGGAACTGAAACCATTCAGCACTGACATTGTTATTACGAACAAAATACCTTGGGACTATAACCCGGATGCTTATTTTGAACTGGCAGACAAGACCTTGAACAAACTTGCTTGTGATGATGCAGCAATCAGGGCATTATTGGAAGAATGTATTGGCTATTGCTTTTACAGAAGAAATGAACTGGGAAAGGCTTTCATTCTGACTGGTGACAAAAACAACGGTAAAAGTACCTTCTTGGATATAGTGAAAACAATCCTTGGTGATAAGAATATTTCAGCACTGGATTTGAAAGAACTTGGT